TGGAGCTGGTGGAGCTTTCCCTGGCACAGCCGGTGTAGCCGGTACAGTAAATACTGGTGGTGGAGGTGGTGGTGGAGCTGAAGGACCAGGTATGCCTTATTGTGGCACATCTTCAGGAGCAGGTGGACCAGGTATTGTAATAATACGTGTACCGGGAGCAACAAGTGCATCAGTTGCACCAGGCACTAATAGCATTGCAACATTACCAGCACCCGCTGGTGGATGTAAAGTTGCAACCTTTACAGTTTCAGGAACATTGACAATATAATTACAAATGTTATATTAAGTTCATAAAGACATATGAACTTAACAAACTATTATTGGTATTTTCAATCAGCAATTCCTCATAGAATTTGTGATGACATTGTAAAATATGGTCATCAAATGCAAGAACAAATGGCAGTCACTGGTGGTTTTGGTGATAAAAAATTAAATCAAAAACAAATTAAAGATTTAAAAAAGAAAAGAGATTCCAATATTGTTTGGCTAAATGATAGATGGGTTTACAAAGAAATACAACCTTACGTCCATCAAGCAAACGAAAGTGCTGGTTGGAATTTTCAATGGGATTTTTCAGAATCTTGTCAATTTACAAAATATAAAAAAGGCCAATATTATGATTGGCATTGTGATAGTTGGGATAAACCTTATATTAGAGAACATGCAAATGATCCTTCACATGGTAAGATTAGAAAACTATCTGTAACCGTAACTTTATCAGATCCAAAAGATTATAAAGGTGGTGAATTAGAATTTGATTTTAGAAATATGGATCCTGATAAAAAACCTAATATACATAAATGTACAGAAATATTACCTAAAGGCTCTTTAGTTGTGTTTCCTGGTTTTGTATGGCATAGAGTATGTCCAGTAAAAAGTGGAGAAAGAAACAGTTTGGTTATTTGGAATTTAGGATGGCCATTTAAATAAAGGAATATATGAAAAAGAAAAAAGCTAAAACTAAAAAACAAAAGGTAAAAAAAGAAGTTGTAGATTATCCTAAACAATTACAATTAGAAGAATATTTTAAATGTCCTATATGGTTTGCAGATGAACCTAAGTTTGTAGATAGTCTAAACAAAGCATCTGACACATATATTGAAATAGCGAAAAAAAATTTAAAACCAACTATTGATAAACGTAATAAAAAGTTTGGTGATAAAGGAGACATGGGTCATGTATTCCATTCAACAACATTAATAGGAGATCCTAACTTTGCAGAATTACAAAATTACATAGGTGCAACAGCACATAATTTATTAGTTGAAATGGGTTTTGATTTATCTCAATATCAAGTATTTACTACAGAAATGTGGGTACAAGAGTTTGCTAAAAAAGGTGGTGGACACCACACTTTACATACACATTGGAATGGCCATATATCAGGTTTCTATTTTTTAAAAGCAGATGAAACTACATCTATGCCATTATTTGAAGATCCAAGACCAGGTAATGTTATGAATCTTTTACCAGAAAAAGATAAAACAAAAGTGACTTATGCATCATCACAAATTAATTATCAAGTTAAACCAGGTAGAATGATATTCTTTCCATCATACTTACCTCATCAGTACATTGTAGATATGGGATATAGTCCATTTAGATTTATACATTGGAACTGCCAAGCAATACCAAAAGGAGTATTAAATGTCGTTTAAGAAAAATAAATACAGTGTTTTAAAAAAAGCTGTTTCACCTGAGATAGCAGAGTTTGTTTACAAATATTTTTTAAATAAAAGAAAAGTGGCTAGAACATTGTTTGATACAAAATATATTTCACCATTTACAGAATACTTTGGTGTGTGGAATGATTCACAAGTGCCAAATACTTATTCACATTATGGTGACATTGCAATGGAAACTTTATTAATGGAAGTAAAACCAGTAATGGAAAAACACACTGGCCTTAAATTAAGCCCTACTTATTCTTATGCAAGAATATATAAAAAAGGAGATGTATTAGCCAGACATAAAGATAGATATTCATGTGAAATATCTACAACATTAAATCTAGGTGGCGACCCATGGCCTATCTATCTTGATCCTACAGGTAAAACAGGTCAAGCAGGTATAAAAGTAGATTTAAAACCAGGTGATATGTTAATTTATTCTGGTTGTGATCTTGAACATTGGCGAGAAGAATTTACTGGTAAAGATTGTGGACAAGTATTTTTACATTATAATAAAGCTAGTTCTAAAGCTGCTAAAGAAAATTATTTAGACAAACGACCTTTACTAGGTTTACCTGCTTGGTTTAAAGGTATGAAATTGACAAAGATTAAAAAATAGTATATACATTAGGCTTGCAGGGGGATGATCCACCACTGATTCCCTCTGCTTTAAATCATATTGATATCTCCCTTAATCTAGTATATTTTATAACTTGGAGTATATGTATATATGTTAACAAAAATCACATTAAAACCTGGATTAGATAAACAATCCTCAGACACTGGAGCTGAAGGTAGATGGGTTAATGGTGATTATATGAGATTTAGATATAGTTATCCTGAAAAAATTGGAGGTTGGCAGCAACTTACTTCAAGCAATTTAGTAGGTGCTGGTAGAGATCAACACGCATGGGTAGATAATACTGGTAATAAATATGTAGCGATTGGAACAAATAAAGTTTTATATGTTTATTTTGAAGGTGCTGTTTATGATATTACACCAATAGACACTACAAAATCTCAAACTAGTGTTGCTATTGGTAGTAGTAACGGATCAGCTATTTTAACATTAACTTTTCCTACAGCCCATAATTTAGAAGTAGGAGATATTATAGAGTTTAGAGATAGTTCTACAGTTATGACTGGAGTAAGCACAAGTTTTACTACAAGTGATTTTGATGGAAAATTATTTGAAGTACTAAGCACTCCATCAACTACAACTTTGACTGTTAAGATGACTACTCTAGCAGGAAATACTGAAACAGGAACTGGTGGCGCAATTGCAACAACAACAGTAGATCCTTATTATCAAATCGGACCAGTTACTCAAGGGTATGGTTATGGCTGGGGAACTAATACTTTTGGTGGTAGAGTTATTCCACCTACATTGACTACATTAAATGGTGCCTTAGCAGATGATACACAAGGTAATAATGGTTCAGCTACAGAAATTACTTTAACATCAACTACTGGATTTACAGTTCCATCTTCATCTACAGAAGTTATTCAAGTAGATAATGAGTTAATTGGATATACAGGTATTACAGGAAATAAAGTAACAGGGATTACTAGAGCGTATAGCGGAAGTACAAGATCTTCTCATAGTAATGGTGCAACGGTTTATGATGCAAGCAGCTATGTAGGATGGGGAAGTGCAAGTTCTTCAGCTCAAGTTGTTATTGAGCCTGGTCAATGGCGTTTATTAAATTATGGAGAAAATTTATTAGCCTTAGTACATAATAAAAAAGTATTTGAATGGGATCCTTTAAGTGGTGCAGGATTAACAAATAGAGCAACTGTTTTAGCTAATGCACCTACATCATCAAGAGATATGGCAGTTTCTACTCCTGATAGACATTTAGTGTTTATTGGAACCGAAACAACAGTAGGTAGTGCAGGAACACAAGACGATATGTTTGTAAGATTTTCAGATCAAGAAAGTATTAACGCAACAGATTCTTATACACCCAGTGCAACTAACACAGCGGGATCTCAAAGATTACCTGATGGATCGAAATTAATGGCAGTTATTGCTGGTAAAACAGCTTTATATGTATGGTCTGATACAGCAATGTATACTATGAAATTTGTAGGGCAACCATTTACTTTTGGCTTTGAACAAGTTGGAACTAACTGTGGAATATCTAGTCAACATGCACCAGTAGAAATTGATGGTGTTGCTTATTGGATGGGACCAAATGGGTTCTTTAAATATACAGGAGGTAGAGTTTACAGTATGCCTTGTCTTGTGGAAGACTATGTATTTGAAGATATTAATGTTAATGCCAACCAACAAATTCATGGAGCAGTAAATAATTTATTTGGTGAAGTAACTTGGTTTTATTGTAGTCAAGGATCAGACGAAGTTAATCGATCAGTTAGTTACAATTACATAGAGTCTAGTGACGCAGATCCTATATGGACTACTAGTTCACTTGCTAGAACTACTTGGACTCCAGAAGGGGTTTATGGAAAACCTTATGCTACACAATATGTAACAGGAGTTGCACCAACTGAACCTGTTGTAAATGGAGTTACTAATGGTGCTAGTTATTTTTGGCAACATGAAATTGGAACAGATGAAGTTTTTGCTAGTGGTACTACTAATGCTATTGCAGCAAGTATTGAATCTGGAGATTATGATATTAGTAAAGATCAAGGCCTTCCTGGAGAAGGAGAATACATGATGCGTATTAGTAGATTTATTCCAGACTTTGGTGCTCAAACAGGTAATGCACAAGTAACATTAAGTACAAAAGCTTTTCCCAACAGTAATGCAGTAAATAATAATTTTACAGCAACTACAAGTACAACTCAACTTAACACT